AAACATATCAAGAATACCTAGAGGTATTTATGTATGGCAAAAGATTCAACGATCTAGTAACGGACAAAACGCTATTTGGATTCGTGATGTTCCAAACAGATCGGAAATACTTATTCATCAAGGAACAAAACCGGAACATTCAAAAGGATGTGTTGTAGTTCCAAATTATGAGTATCTTCATTCATTATTAGATAAACGAGGTATAATAGTATTCTTATGAGTTTATTAGCATTAGGAGCGCAGTTGGGAGGTTCATTACTCCAACATAGTTTAAATCAGCGCTCACAAAAAAAAGCGTTTGAACAAAACGTTCAGTTTTGGCAAAATAAGTTTGATCAAACAAACGCTTACAATCATCCAGTCCAACAAATGGCACGTATGAAACAGGCAGGATTGAATCCTGCTCTTATGTATGGACAAAGTGCAACAGGTGCAACTGGTACAGCCCAAAGTCAGAGTAGTGAAGGCGCAAAAGCAGCACAAATGTCTGGAGGTATGAATCAATTAGGACTGATGAGTTTACAGGCTGAACAAATAAAAGCTGATACATTAGTCAAGCAACAAGATGCATCATTAAGAGGTGTTCAAGTAGGTACAGAATTAGCAAGAAAAGCTAAAACTTGGGCAGAAGCAAAGACGGCAGAAAACTTGTCTGAGTTTAGTTATGATATGTATACGTATCAATTTAAGGAACAAATGTACCGTGCAATTGATCAACAGATTAGTACAGAGATTAAAGATGCCACAAAACGTGAAGAAATAGCTTCTATATTAAGTGATGCTAAATACAAAGCTGCTAAAGCTTTGAATGAGCAAAATGAAGCACAAGTATTTAATGAAACACGCGAGCAATTGCGTAGAGCCGGTATAAACCCAGCAATGATTATTAACTTAATTAAAATCTTAAAATAGTATGTATCCGTACGAAAATGCAATGGGTAACAAACCCAAGTACAATACATTCGATTTGTCTCATGACAAACGATTAACTCTAAAAATGGGTGAAATTGTTCCAGTTATGGCAATTGATGTATTACCAGGAGACAAGTTTACAGTGGACACGTCTCATCTTACACGTATGATGCCATTGGTATCTCCAGTGATGCACAATGTGAAAGTAAAAGTTCGTTATTTCTTTAGTCCTAACCGATTGGTATGGGATAACTGGGAAGACTTTATTACTGGACCAGAAAGTGCAACTGATACTACAGAGCCCGTACACCCTTATATGTCAGTTACAGGTGCTCCTAGTACATTGGCTGATTATCTGGGAGTTAGTACTTATAATAATGCAGTTGGTACAACAGTTGATGTGAATGCTTTGCCTTTTGCACATTATCAGTTTATCTGGAATGAATATTTTCGTGACCAAAATTTACAGACTGCAGCGTCTCATGAATTGATTGATGGTGATAATACTGCAAATCCATTGCTGTTTCAAAAACGTTATGTAGCATGGGAACGTGACCGTTTTACAAGTGCTTTGCCATTTACTCAAAAAGGTCCAGAGGTTAGTTTGCCAATTATAAGTCAAGATGTTACCCAAGCCATTAAATTTAATTCTGGTGCACCATCTCCAGATGCTTTATGGAATGCATCACTAGGAACTTTTGCAGCAAGTAATACTTATGGTGTTAGAGTAGCAGGTGCTAGTGGTACGATATGGGATAATGCTTTAAATATGTCTTTAGCATTAGATAATACGGCTAACTTATTATTGGATCAATCTGCAATTAATTCGTCTGCTGCAACAGTAAATGAGTTACGTCAAGCGTTTGCAATTCAAAAATGGCTAGAACTTAATGCTCGGACAGGAAATCGTTATACAGAACATATTCAGGCACATTTCGGCGTTAAGCCACAGGATGCACGTTTGCAACGTCCAGAAGAGTTTGGTGGTTCGGTAAGTAATATTCAGTTTAGTGAAGTACTTCAGACAAGTAAGTCAGATCCAAATTCAACAGATCCGTCAGCACTTGGTACTCTTGGTGGTCATGCTATGGGAGCAAGTGGTTCTCAAAAAGCTAGTTACTACGCCCAGGAACATGGATGGATTTTTGCCTTTATGTATGTAGTACCGGATACAGCTTATTACCAAGGTGTACCTAAGAAATTTACTAAGGTGGATCGTTATGATTATTTTCAGCCTTTGTTAGCTCATTTAGGTGAACAACCAGTTCAAATGAAAGAGTTGTATGCTCAAGGAACAAGTTCTGATGATGATACTTTTGGATATTTACCTATTTATGACGAATATCGACACGAGCAGAGTACAGTTGCTGGTCTGATGAAATCAGATATGGAGCACTGGCATTTAGGACGTAAGTTCGCATCAGCACCAAGCTTAAACGGCACATTTATTAAAGTGTCTGCAACTGATCGTATTTTTGCTGTAAGTGGTGAAGAGCAGATTATTGCTCATATTTACAACGATGTAAAAGCACAACGTAAGATTCCATACTATGGTACTCCTATGGGTGTCTAGATTAATTATACAAACCTTAAAAACGAAAACAAATGAAACTAGAAAAAGTACAAGGATTATTGGCGGACGCAGTGTTTACCATTGGTCAAATCGAGGAACAGAAGGCAAATATTATCGATACGGTTCGTTATATCCGCCAACATTCTAATGAAGTAGCCAAAGGAGGTAAAGAGACCGAAAAAGTCCGTGAGAATTTTGAATTTATGTCTAAGTGGTTTGTCAAAGTAGGCAATCAATTAGGCGATGTATCAACCTATATAAACAAAGAGATATGCGACGTAGAGGAGGCAAAAGTTTTGGAAAGCGACTCGCCAAAGGAAGAAAGCGAAACGCCAGAATTAACAAAGCTCGATTAAGTCGAGGCGGAATACGTTTGAGTTAATGTGTGTTTAACGCCAATGACAATTAGACGGAAAGCACCAGGTCCTGACGGGAGTATTACAAGAGTTGTAAACTGTGGAAGATGTGCAGTATGCCTACGTAAGAAACAATTGGACTGGGCTTTTCGTTTAACAAGCGAACTAAAAAAGAGCGAAAGTGCGTGTTTTCTAACCTTAACATATGACGATAGTTCTGTGCCTTATACTGGTTTGGGTTATTCGTTGGTGAGGAAGGATTTTCAGGACTTTATGAAGAGGCTAAGGAAACACGCCAATCGCACTAAAATCAAATATTTTGCTACTGGTGAGTACGGTGATCGTACTGAACGACCCCATTATCATGCAATTATATTTAACTTACCAAAGCCTTTTGATAAGTACATTAAAAAGGCTTGGAAGTATGGACATATACACATTGGAGACGTTACAGAAGCGTCTATTATGTATACTACTAAATACACCCTTAAAGGTTTAAAACGCAAGAGATACGAAGAGTATGACGAGTTAGGACGTGAGCCTCAATTTACGTTAATGTCTAATGGTCTTGGATTAGGGTATATTAAAAATGAGATTATACGTTATCTATATCAGAATGGTACAAAGATTCTCACATTACAAGGTGGTGTTAAGAAGAAGTTGCCCAGGTATTATATTGATAAGATGTTTACCGATCCAACGGAAAAAATGTTATGGAGTGCGGCAGCTACAACGGAATTACAACAACATGTCGAACGCGAGGATTTAACAGACAAGCAACGTAAGGAGCTGATTATGTTACATGAGTATAGAAATAATCGTAAGTCAAAAACAGGAAAAATATGAAGTCAAAACTTGTACAATTATTGCTACCTTTATTTAAGGAGGTTATTTTAGCTCTTATTGATGAGTTAAAAGAATGGTTGGAAGAAAAACTAAAAGAAGAACAAAATGGAGATAAGAAGTAACTACGCCCCTCCAGTAGATAAAGGAGAGGTAAATGATGAAAAAGCTATTACAATGCCGGGTCTTGAAGATAATCCCCGGCAAGTATTGGAAAATCATGTTCGAGGTATTAATCCTATTACTGGAGCTATTCTTAATAACCAGCTTTACTATGGTGATGCAATAGTGCCTTATAATAGAGATCTTACATACGAAGAAATTCGTATTCGTTCTAATTCATTAAAAGCTCAATTAGCGGACTATGAATCAAAAATGGCCGAACTACAACAAACGTCAGGAGAAAGCACCACAGGAACTTCTACAGTGGAGACAAATGACGGAGAAACAACAACAGTCTCTTAGACAAGAAGAAAGAGAACTGTTATACCGCAAAACTGCGGAATTTTACAGGTGGTAAAAAAACTACCACGACAAGAAAGACCAGGTTACGCCCTGGTCTTTTTTGTGTGGAGACAAACGGAGTGCGTCAGTAAAAACGGATTTTATATCCGTAGCGCATATACTTACTTGATATATATATGCGCAATGACACCTTTTTAAAAATGCGACGATCAAAACGACGCAAATAAAAAAAAAGGGTCAAATCAAAAACAAAAACAAAAAATATATATATTAGTGGTCTAACCCACTAAATAACAATCGAATGACCAATGAGATTACAAGAGCGGTTCATTTAGCTAATGAACTTCTAAGCTCTAACAAAATAATTACTGTACAAATAGTACAGGAGTTACAAAACGCCACAAAAGTAGATGTGGCAGTATCTGGACATTTATTCAATGGTATAGAATTACCATGGAAGGAAAACCAGAAAAACATATCAAGAATACCTAGAGGTATTTATGTATGGCAAAAGATTCAACGATCTAGTAACGGACAAAACGCTATTTGGATTCGTGATGTTCCAAACAGATCGGAAATACTTATTCATCAAGGAACA